CCTGGTCATGTAAATAGTGCTGGGTATGGAATGGTCACATGTGATCATATAACTGAATTACCTGTTAACAAAGGTTTAGTAAGCACTCACAAACTCAGTTACCTGTATCATTATGGTAGATTACACAAAGACCACATCATAATGCACAAGTGTGATGTAAGACGTTGTTGTAACCCAGAACACTTACAGAGTGGCACACGTCATGACAATGTGTTAGACGCAATGCGTAAAGGTAGATTGCGTGGTAGAAACTACCAAAAAGAGTTTGGTATGAGCAGAAATCAATTAGCACAAAGGCTTGGCATAACACCTGCTAATTTAAGTAATCGTCTTAAGAACTGGGGAAATCCCCATTATAATCCCAAGATATGATAAATATACATACGGCGACACTGACGACAAACAGTGATTTTACAGGAGAACGCAATGTCAACTGAGTATGAAGACTTTTCAGATAATGAACCACTAACAGACGAAACACGCAGTGAAGGTTCAAAAGCACAAGAAAAGTATAGCAAAAGATATCAAGTAAAGCAAATCAAGTATGGTGAGAAAACAGTCACAGGCAGAATTGTAGGCAGATCAAAGACTGTAATACCAGAAGAAGAGTTCTACAAATTAGCCGCATTACACAGTAGTTGGAAAGAATTATCAGATTGGTTTGGTGTTCCTGTAGGCACCTTACGAGATAACTTCGCAGATTTATATGAAAAAGCCACTACTGAAACGAAACAGAAGTTACGCAGAGCACAATTAGATCTAGCAATGAAAGGTGATCGTGTTATGTTGATATTCCTAGGTAAAGTTATACTTGGACAACGAGAAGATAGTGTAAGTGATGAAAGCACTCAAGTGTTACCATGGAATGATGAAGATAAAGAATTATAAGTCTTGGTGTAGTCCTCCTTGGGATACATGCCGGAATATGTAGTGTTGTCAACAGACCCTACACCAAGCAACCACAATAGATATGAAGTTAACAAAACCACAACAAATCATAAGCAACGATAAAACACGTTTTCGTGTGTGCGTTGCTGGAAGACGTTTTGGTAAATCATACTTGGCAATCAATGAACTGGCAAAGTTCGCCAGATTCCCCAATCAACGTTGCTTATACATAGCAACCACATTCCGCCAAGCAAAAGGTGTTATATGGAATGACTTACTTCAAATGTTATCAGAAAAGAACTGGGTTAAGAAGATTAATCAAAGTGACTTACAGGTAACATTAGTAAACAACAGCACCATAACACTGAGAAGTTCAGAAAACAAAGAAGCATTACGTGGTTTAAAGTTTAACTTTATAGCACTTGACGAGTATGCTGATATGGATCCTAACACATGGTATACTATACTAAGACCCACACTATCAGACACTGGTGGCAATGCTATGTTTATAGGAACACCAAAAAGCAAGAATCACTTCTGGGACTTATACATACAAGCAGGTGCTGAACAAGAATGGAGTTCACATAGTTATACTACTATACAAGGTGGACATGTCAGTGAAGAAGAAATAGAATCCGCTAAACGTGATATGGGAGAACGTGAATATTTACAAGAATATGAAGCACAATTTATTGACTATAGTGGAGTTATTTTTTATGCCTTTAGTGAAGACAACATGAAACTGGCACCAACACTTCAGCCACAAGATCCTATATTCGTAGGACTTGACTTTAACGTTGACCCAATGAGTGCTGTTATAGCCACAGTAAGTGGAGAAATTATACACATAATAGATGAAGTTGAAATATATGGTTCAAACACTCTAGAAGTAGTTAAGGAAATAAAACAACGTTATGGCGACAAACGTCCTGTGTTTGTTTATCCAGATGCCTCAGGTGCCAAACGTAGCACTAACTCGCCGGGCATGAGTGATCATGTTATATTAAGTAACAATGGCTTCCGTGTGCGTAGTGGCAAAAGCAATCCACCTGTAGCAGAAGCAATAGCAAGTGTGAATGCTAGATTAAAAACCAGCATAGGCGAAAACAAAATATACATAGACCCTAAGTGTAAGAAACTTAGAGAAAGTCTAATCAAACACAGTTACAAAGAGGGCACACGCCAACCAGATAAGAGTGGACAATGGGATCACATGACAGATTGTGCTAGATATCTAGTTCATGGCTTGTTCCCACTAAAACCAATAGCAACATATGAAGGAGCACATGCTCCTAGAAGATCAGGGAGAATGTTATAATGAAAGACGGAGCATGGGGTAAAGGATTTAAAAAGAACAGCAGTGATTGGAAGAAAACAGAAAAGACTATCACCAAGAACCCAACACTAAGACGTGTGCGTGATATAGCAGAAGGCTTCAAGCCAGGTTCAACTATAAGCACAGGTGTTAATGACGAACAATACAAAGAGAATTACGATAAAATAAAATGGAATAAGGACAAGAAAGAAAAGCCAAAGTTCAGAATAAAAGTCAATGGAAAGTATCAAGATGAAGAGTAGTAATTGGCATGGAGGCAAGGGCTCAGGTAGACGCAGTAGTCAAGACGATAAGAAGTATTCAGACAACTGGGATAAGATATTTGGCAAAGTCAAACAAGTAAATGAAAAGTTTCCAAACACACTTGAAAGTCTAGACGATATAAAAGACCAAAAGCAAAAGCAGAAGCAACACACAGAACTAAACTGGGATGGTGATGATGAGTGATCCATTACTAGAACTTATAACTGACTGTGAACCAGCAACAGGTGATAAGAACCGTGCTAACAGTTTAGGTGACAATGTAATCAAAGTAAGACGTGAGTTTCACGGTATGCCAGAAGTTTGTCACAAACTGGCCAGTCACATTATACACTTAAGACGTGAAGTAGACATGGGCCACCACCATTTTGAGTTTTACAAGTGTTTAAACCAATACAGACCCGTTATACTTGAACATTACAATGTTCGCTGGCTGTTGAGTATATGTGACACTATAGTAGACGTAGGAGACGTTACAAGCAGTGCAATCGCCATGAATATAGTTCAATGTGTGAACGGCACTAATCTACATAACACATTGTTAGTTAATGCTGTAGATGGTGGATTAGACACACATAAACTACAACGTGACGCAAAGGTGCCAACATGGGGCGGTATGGTAACAGCAGATGTGCCCACAGGAGATATGATATTCAATATGATGAAACGTTTAGATCGTGTTATAGGCATACACCCATTACTAAATGAAATATGGCAAAAGATCAAACTAACGGGCCGTTATGACGAGAATGTGGCAATGAACCACGTTTGTAAACATAGCACACACAAAGATATGAGGTTATACTTCCAATGATAGACATAGTATGTTTTAAATGGGGTCCTAAGTTTGGCCCAGAATATGTAAACAATTTATACAGAAGTATACAAAAGCACGTTACTGTGCCTCATAGGTTCATATGTTACACAGACAATCCCCAAGATGTAGAATGTGAAACAAGACCGTTCTTGTTAGACTTGCCTGTTTGGTGGTATATCATTGGCCTTACTAATCCAGAACATGAACACAATGATCAGTTAGTGTATATGGACTTAGACACAGTTATTTCAGGCAATATAGATCATATAATCACTCTAGACAAACCATTTGCCACTATAAGTGACTTTGGTTGGACAGCAGGATTACAAACAGCATACATCATGTGGAATAAAACCGTAAGAGACAATGTGTGGCAATACTTTACATCAAAGTATGAACCCAAGGACTACCCTAACTTAGATTGTGATTACACACAATGGGGTGGCACTAATCAGTTTCTAGAAGAATGTATGGGTGTTGTGAGAATAAACCGTAATCCTATACCAGCAATAGCGGACGCACCACCTGTAGTTAGACTACAAGATGTGTTTCCAAACCAATGTGCCAGTTACAAAGCACAACGTCTAGATAATTATACAGTATTACCAGAAGATATGCGTATGGTATTTTTCCATGGGAACCCTATGCCACATCAAGTAAATCACCCATGGATGAAAACACATTGGTGTTAAAGATATAAAGGAGAAGATATGAAGATATTAGTAACAGGAGGAGCAGGTTTTATAGGCTCTTATGTAGTAGAGAAATGTATTGAAAGAGGGCATGAGCCAATTATATTTGACCATTATAACAGACAAGAACAATATCCTTGTCCAGTTATACTAGGAGATGTAAGAGATGAAGTTGCTGTAACAGAAGCAATGGCACATGTTGATGCTTGGATACACTTAGCCGCAGTATTAGGCACACAAGAAACCATACAAAATCCTAGACCAGCCGCACAAAGCAACTTAATGGGTGGACTCAACATGTTGGCAGCCGCCGCACAATACGATTTACCAGGATGTTATATAGGTGTAGGCAATCACTGGATGAACAATCCATATTCAATTACCAAAACAATGATAGAACGTTTTGTTGATATGTATAACCGAGAACATGGCACAAAGGTAAACATAGTGCGAGCCATGAATGCTTATGGACCAAGACAAAGAGCAGTTCCGCCATGGGGCGACAGCAAAGTGCGTAAGATAGCACCCAGTTTTATATGTAGAGCATTAGAAGGCCAAGACATAGAAGTATATGGCGATGGTAAGCAGATATCAGACATGTGTTGGGTAGGAGACGTAGCACACGCCCTTGTAGTAGCAGTAGAAGAAAGCAGTAAGGGTAATGTGTTCCCTGAGCCAGTAGAAGTAGGCCCTAAACACAACAAATCAGTAGGTGAAATAGCACACTTGATTGTTTACTTAACAGACAGTAGTAGCAAAGTGGTTAACTTACCAATGCGTCCAGGCGAAATACCAGGAGCAACTGTTAGTGCTGATACCAGCACACTGAGACATGTAGGACTCACAGACGAATCACTTATGCCAATTGACAAAGGCATGACACTAACCATAAACCACTTTAAGGAGATATTAAATGTCAATAAATAAAATAGCACAACGTAAGCACCGTAAAGCATTACGTAGAAAGAACAAGAAGTATACAGGACCAAAGTATTCACAACTTGAAATGGTAATGGGCATAGCACCATTACTAGAAAGAGCAGGTATAAAACTATTTGATTATGCTATGCCAGAAGGAGATGTAGATGTTAAGAGTAACACAGGGTCCACGACCTCATTTATATAGTGGCACATACAGGATAACATACAGAGATCAACGTGATATGAGGTATGTGTTTGATATAGATCATGAAATACATGCCAATTCACATGATGAAATATACTTAATTGCCAAAAGAGAATTGGGTCACTACGGTGGCCTTAAGGCAGAACTAATAGGAGAAATTAATGAAATTACCAACTGAAAAAATATCAACAGCATTTAACACAATGACACTAACAGGACTTAGTTTGTTGTGGGGACAGATGTTAGGATATCTAAATCCTTACTTCACTATACTAACAGTGATATGTATACTGGTAGGATATGGTAGCGAAGTAAGAATCAAAAAAGAACTTTAAGGTATTTGTGGTGGTTGTATCTTGTATTGGATATCGACCCCATGCTCAGTGTTACTCCACTTAAACATAGTATTGAACCATGTTAACAACACAGGATCACGTTGTAGTGTATCTAATACCAACGATTGTAGTTTCTTTTGTTTCTCGGGTCGTTGTTCAGCACTGGTGTTGTTTATATAATCATTTGCTATCTTCATGAATACCAGTTTATAACCAGCATGTTTATCAGTCGTCGTCTTCAATATTACTAACTTTTCCTTCCACAACATCTAACCAAGCACGAAGTTGAATGCTGTCAAAGCCTTCTGCTCTAGGATCTTGATGTGGTAATGTGGCTTCTAGAAACTTTCTATAGCCTTCTGTTTTTGGATTGTCTACAAAGTGTCCGTTTATCCATACCTTGCGTCTACGTCTTTTTGTTCTCATCGTATTGATCCATGTATGTGCTTTTTAATCTGAAATGTGGAAGATGTTTGTTTTCTGTCCAGTGTTCACCTCTATCATTCATTATTTTGCCTCTTAAGCCATGCCCATACTTGCTTTCAAAGTATACGTCACCGTATAAGTCTTCACGTCTTGATATAGTATGTGGATGAACGTTTAAGTCTAGTGCCAATTGTGCTAATGTCTTACCATACTTCTCTTCGAACTTGGTTAGTTTACCACGTCTTTGCCATGGTGAGCCAAAACGTTTAACACGCATACGAATTGCTTCTGGTGTTGTTTCTTCCATTTCTGCTATCTCATTACAACGCATTCCCCAACGTTTTTCAAAACTCTGTATTTTATGTTGATTGTATTTCTTTGCCATTTTATATTCTCCTATTGTTTTTACAGTAATTATTTATCGCATTTATTGTGTGTTGTGTGTTATTTACGGTATTATGCGACTCATAAAAAAACCCTAACAATCATGGTGTTAAGGTTTCTTCATTTTCTACTTCTTGGAAGTAGGCAAGTTTAGGACAAGCCATTAATACTTATCTATACAGAAGTAGTTTATAAATAATATTGAGTTGTTAACAAAGGGTTAGCAACCATAGAAAACTCGTAAAACAAATGTTTTATAGATTTTTCGTTTAATCAAGTGTGTTTTGAAAGCCCCTATTTATTGTTATTACTTTATATAGGGGTTTTTCATGTTCATAATGTCGTTTTTTGATAAATACTCTTGTTATATAGCAAAAAAGCAAAAACAATATATTGGAGCATTATGTCTGACTATTTAGACTTTATTACTGGCGCCCACCCATTATACTCAAGATACTATAATGATTGGAAATTGTGTGAAAACAGTTTTTATGGCGGCGTAGAATACAAAAACGCAAGATATCTTCGAGCATATCAAGTAGACCTCAACACACCTTCAGAAACCATTAACACTTATAGTGTAGATGACAACGGTGCTGTCACAGGCAAATCAAAAGCAAGACTATCGCAAGGTTATAGTTCAGAGCAAGTAAACCAAGGCGGAGGTGTAATGGATGGTAGTTTCTACGCAGAAAAACTAGACAACACTCCACTATACAACTATGTAAAACTGATTGTAGCAGAATACAACAGTATACTATTTAGAAACCCACCTACTAGAATATTGCCTGATTATCCAGGTATAGATCAATTTCTAAATGATGTGGACGGTGAAGGCAATTCAATTACAGAATTCATGAGCCTAGTTGATCAATATACAACTATATTTGGCGTTTGCCACATAGGTTGTTATAAGCCAATAGGTAGTGATATACCTAGATGGAAAATACATTCACCTTTAGATATTACTAACTGGAGTTACTCATATGACATAGATGGTAACTTGAGATTAAAAGAAGTGGTGGTAAAAGTAGAAGAAACTGATCAACATATTGTGTATCGACACATAACCCCTGATACAATAGATACTATATTCATTGGCACAGACGATGATTATTTGCCACCGGTGGATTCAGATCTCATTGAGAATCTAGACGAAGGCACATTTAGAATATCACAACCAAATGAATTAGGAATGGTTCCTATAGTAACAACATATCAAAATGTTAAAGTATATAACAACATTGGCACAACAGTCATACAAGACGTAGCACAAATACAACGTAGTGTATACGGTGATATGGCAGAAATATATAGTGCTATCACATACGGTGCTCATCCTACATTAGTAGTAGATGAGACCACAGATCAAATAAACGATGGACAAATAGGAGCAGAGCCAGGTTCTGTTATCCGTGTTCAAAGTGGATTAACTGGAGAGCCCAGTTATGTTTACGAATTTGCGTCACCGCAGTTAACAGCAATAGACAGCATAAAAAGTTTAGTAGACAGTAAAATAGACAAGATGACCGCAATTAGTATGTTGCGTAGTGAAGATCTAATCAAATCAGCAAGAAGTGGCGAACAAATAGAAGTATACGATGACAAACTAGCCGCATTGATTAGACGTAAAGCCACTAACTTAGAAAGTGCTGAAAGCAGATTGTGGAATTTATATTTTGCTTGGACAAATCAAAATAAACCAGAAGACTTTGCTATCAGTTACAATAGACAGTTTAACAAGAAAGCACTAGAACACGAACTAAGTGAAATAAACTTGAGTTTACAAGTGCTTAACAAGTATAAAGAAACATTTGGTATTGAAGTGCCAAGTTATAACACACGTGAAGAAGCAGAAGCAGAAGCACAAAGATTAGGCGGCTCTGGTAGTCACAGTCACACAAGAGAAGATGGCAGTATAGAATACATGCCATTTGCTACACATAGTCAATATGAGTCAGCAACAGGTGTTGACAGTGAAGAAGCAGAGTTCGAGATTGAAATGCGAGACAAAATACGCAAGAGAATGTTACAGTTGATAGAAGCATCTACAACCAGTAATGGTTTCTAAATATTTTGAAATTACCCATACTTCAGGGACAAAACAGGAGATAGAAAATGAGTGATGACATCACAAATAATACGTTAGTTGAAGGCGATAACGTTCAACCAGTAGGAACAGATACTGAGGCGGATACAAGTGTATCAGCAAAATCTGATAATGTGGAAACACCAAAGCAACCAACTTTAGAACACAAAGACGGTCGTATGTATGTAGATGGTAAAAGAGTTTACTCTAGAACAGAAACAGACAACATCGCCAAAAGTGCAACTAAAGACTTTGAAAGTAGAATACTACAAGATTTGGAAGTTGATAACTTAGGTCAAATTAAACAAGTAGTAAGTCAACTGAGAGACGCATCTCCAGAGAGTAATTCTCTAGACGTTGAGGCACTTAAGAGTGCTGTTCAGAAAAGGGAAGCAACAGTTGAAGAACTCAAAGGTGAACTTAGTCGTGTAAAAACTGACTATGCCCTTAGAGAACATGTAGGCAATCTTAAGGATAACATGCCTGCTACTTGGAACGCAGATCAAAAGTCTGCCGTAATTGACTTAATGAGAGCCAGAGATATGTTACATATTGAAGGTGAAACATTCGCAATAAAGAGTGGAGAAGACTACCTTACTGTAGACGGTGAGCAACCTGATTACAAAACTGCTGTAGAAGTAGTTGGTAAAACATTAGGTTTACCATTTGCTAAAAAAGGTGTAGATACATTTGACGCAGATAGACAGCCGACTAGCACTAAAGCAAAAGGTCCAGTTGATCAAGATAGATTAACATCAGACCCAAACTATAGAGCGGCGTATGTAAATGTGCGAAATGTAAACAAGACCATGAATAGAAGTCAATTTACTGATAAAATGGTTATTGATTACATGGAAAAAACGAGTAGATAAAGAAAGGGTCTTTATCACT